GGATACCGCCTGCGTTGTGCCAGTGAGCCTTTCCTTCTGGCGACCAATGGAAGCCCGGACACCGCCCGTGATGTGCGGACTGTCATTGAAGGCCGGATTCGCGAGCATAGCCGGAAGCCGGAGGAGGCCTATCACGAGGCCGAACGGCTGATGCGCCGCACATCTAGTGCCCGGATGCTGGATCTGTTTTCCCGGCAGACCCGACCCGGTTGGAAAAACTGGGGGCTGGAAGCCACCAAGTTTGACGGGAGGGCCGCATGACCCTTCCCCAGCCTGACCCCGAATGGCGCGCCCGTATAGAGCGGGCTCAGAAAGCCTCACGCGGCAACATCATCAAGGCCCGCGTTCGATTGCAGGACTGTGTGACCGATCGGCTTCGCAAGGCTGTGGCTTCTGGTGAGCCGGAAATTGTCGAAATGAAGGGCGGGTATTGATGCTGGCCCTTTTGCTTCTGATCGTCTTCGCCGCTGGCCTCGCCATAGGTCTTTTGTGTGCCGATGCCATTGCCCGGCAGAGGGTGAAAAGCTGGGCTGTTGTCCGCGAATTGATGGGGCTGTGATGGGAAGGCGTCCTGTTCTTCGCTGGCATGGCGGCAAGTGGAACCTTGCACCGTGGATTATCCAACACTTCCCGGCGCATCGCGTATATGTCGAGCCCTTCGGCGGCGCGGCAAGCGTGCTTATGCACAAGCGCCGCTCATACGCCGAAGTCTATAATGATCTGGACGATGACGCTGTAAACCTTTTCCGGGTGCTGCGCAGCGATGACTCTGCGCGCCTTGTCGAAGCCGTGCGGCTTACGCCGTTTTCGCGCACTGATTTTCAGGAGGCATACGAAGCTTCAAGCGATTCTATTGAACGCGCACGGCGGCTGATCGTTCGTTCTTTCATGGGCTTTGGCTCAAACGGGCACAACAAGCGCACTGGCTTTCGATCAAACAGCAACCGCTCAGGAACGACTCCAGCCCATGATTGGGCCAACTATCCGGACGCGCTCGCCGCGACTGTGGAGCGCCTTCAGGGTGTGGTGATCGAAAACCGTGACGCCTTGGAAGTTATGCGCGCCCATGATGGGCCAGAAACACTGCATTACGTTGATCCGCCATATTTGCCGGAAACGCGCAATCTCGGCGGTGACTATGCCCACGAAATGACCGTCGAGGAACATGAGGCGCTGCTAGATGCGCTTCGCGACATGTCCGGCATGGTGGTGCTCTCCGGCTACCCAAGCGAGATGTATGACGATGCTTTGAACGATTGGAAGCGGGTGGAGCGCGATGCGCTGGCGGACGGCGCGCGGAAGCGGCGCGAGGTTCTGTGGATCAATCCGGCCGCCGTGTTTGCAGATGGTCTTTTTGCTGAGATGGCGTCATGACCCGCCGTCCCGATCACATACCGCCCCGCAAGGCCATCCCCCGCCCGGTCATCCGTGAGGTCATGGGGCGCTCTGGCGGTCGCTGTGAATACGTAGGCGGCTGCACTGAAACCGGCGCGGAACTGGATCACATCATTCCGCAGGCATTGGGCGGCGAAGACACGGCGGAAAACATCGCCCTGCTGTGTGCCGGGCATCATGCCGAAAAGACGAAAATCGACGTGAAGATGATAGCCCGCGCGGACCGAATGGGCGGGCGCTCAGGCCAGCAAAAGCGCCGCAAAACAGGCGGCTCGAAATGGCCGAAGGGCCGGGGTTTTCGCGGCTGGCAGAATTTCAAAGGGGAGCCGATATTCAAATGACTTGGGATGACAAGATGATTGCGCGCTGCGTCGAATTATGGCGCATGGGCTGGTCTGCAAGTGAGATTTCCAGATCTCTGGGCGGCGTTGTCAGCCGCAACGCTGTGCTTGGCAAGGTTCACCGGCTGGGCGTTGCGGATCGCGGTATGCCCGCACCTTTGAAGCGCCTGCCGGTTGGCGGTGTAAACAGGCCGCGCAAGGTCAAGGGGCCAGCAAAGCCCAAAGCGCCGCGCAAGCCGAAGGTCATCAAAGCACCGGAGCCGGAGTATATTCCGGGAGACGGAATAACCCTTGATGAATTGCCCGCGCGGGGCCGTTGTCGATGGCCGCATGGTGATCCGGCGAAGGATGATTTCCGCTTCTGTGGCCACAAGACTGGCCGCGATGATGAAGGCGCATCCCGCGTCTATTGCGACCATCATTTCAAGATTGCGCATGTTCCGTCCCGGCCAAAGCGCAAGCGCTCCGGCAATCTGGAAGGCTTTCTCGATTTCCTGTCATCACGCCGGAGGGTTGACGCCTGATGCCCGCTGCTATCCGACAAGACGAACGCGAACGCCGCATGGCGATTATTGAAGCCTGCCCGACTAAGGCCGAGGCCGCGCGCCGGATCGGCATATCACGCGGCGCGCTATCAAAATGGCTGAACGAATTGGAAAAGCCCGGCCCGATACGGGCGGACGCACCCGACACGCTTTCCAAGGGCGATGCTGAAAAGCTGGCCCGGCGGATCACGGCTTATTGGCGCGATCAGGGTTATTCAGTCGCGTGCTGGATTGAACAATCCGGCACATCGCAGCGTCACAAGTTCTGGGGCGTCCGCTCCGATCTGGTCAACGGCCTTCCCGCCAAGTTGGCGAGGAGGGGGGTATGAACACCGCGCCAGACATCGCCGAAACCCTCCCGCACTCGATTGAGGCTGAACAAGCCTTGCTGGGCGCTGTCCTGTATGACAACGCGCTGATTGAAGACATAGGCTGGCTTGATCCGGTGCATTTCTATGACCCGGTGCATGGCCGCATTTTCGAGTGGTGCAGGGCGACCGTCAATCAAGGCCGTCTGGCTGATGCCGTCACCCTCAATAAAGCCGCACAGAATGAGGCAGGGTTAGCCGACATTGGCGGGGCGTCCTATCTGGCCGTGCTTCTTGAAACGGCGTGTGACGAGGCTGCTGCGGTCGAATACGCACATCTTATCGAGGACTTTTCCAAGCTCCGGGCTTTTATTGGTGCTTTGCAAGCCGGTCTGGCCGATGCCGAGACCAGCGAAAGTGCTGACCAGAGCATAGAAACGCTTGAAGCCAAGCTGGCGGAATTGTCCGGCACCACACGCGAGATCAATTCGATCAGCGCGGGCGATGCGTTGCGCAAGGCTTTGGAAAACCCGGTCGAGGCGCTTCCAACCGGCTTGAATGATCTGGATTCGATGAACGTCATCGCGCCGTCCCTGATTGTGGTCGCTGGACGTTCAAGCATGGGGAAGTCAGCGTTTACGTTGGACCTTGCGTGCCGGACGGCAGATCGGGGTATGGCAAGCCTTGTCCTGTCAAACGAAATGACCGACCGGCAGATAGCGGCCCGGCTGGCCTCTCGTTATTGCGGCGTTCCCTATACCGATATTCTCCACGGCAAAGCATATGGCGAAGACCGGGGCCGGGTGGTCGATACGCTGGAAAAGCTGGATGCGCTTCCCCTGACCATCATCGGGATACCGGGCGCGGGCGTTCCGGCGATTCAGGCCATCACCCGGCGCTGGAAGCGGGACCAGGCAAAGGCCGGTCGCGGAATCGGCATTGTCGCGCTGGACTATATCCAGAACGTCAAGGGCGAAGGCAATTCGCTTTATGAAAGCATGTCCGGCATCGCCACCGGATTGCAGACGATGCAACTGAAGCTGGACGTGACGCTGATTGCAGCCTGCCAGATTAACCGGGCGAACGAAAACCAGAAAGACAAGAGCCCGACGCTGGCCCAGCTACGCGATTCCGGGAAGATCGAGGAGGTGGCCGATAGCGTCATTCTCCTGCACCGGGAAAGCTACTACGCGGACCGGGAAAAGCCGAAAGATGACGCGGTAGAGGAAGGCGAGCGCCGGTCGCGCGCTGCCTCCCGCGAAGTCACAGCCGACATTGCCAAAAACCGCCACGGGGCTATCGGCAAGATCAGCCTCTGGGCGGACTTGCGTTTGAACCTGTTTGACAACTGGAGTGAGAGATGAGCGTTCAGGCCATTACCTGGGCAATTCAGCAGGATATTCCGTCCAGTTCACAAAAGCTGGTGCTGATCTGTCTGGCCAATTACGCCGATTCCGATGGCGTGTGCTTTCCGGGGCAGAAAAAGTTGGCCGAAGATGCGTCCATGACGGATCGCTCGATACGCACCGCCCTTGCCGGGCTTGAAGCGGCGGGCCTGATTTGTCGGCAGCGGCGGCAACGTGAAGACGGCAGCCGGACGAGCGATGAATACCGGCTTTTAACCAACCGGAAAAATCTTCCACAAGGCGGGGAGCCTACCGGAAAAAACACGTCAGACCTACCGGAAAAAACTGGTCAAACTAACCGGAAAAATCTTCCGGGCAATGAACCTGTCAGGGAACCATCAGATACACAAAAGCGCGTGCGCGAAGAAAATCTCGATCAGGAAATCCTTGAAAGCATCTGGCAAGCCTATCCGAACGGCGGAAAGGTGAGCGCATCACCGGCCAATCTTCCGTTTATGCTGACCCGGCCCGTTCAATGGCTGGGAAGTTCGCAGGCCGTGTTGCAGGCGGTGAAGGGATATGCCGCCGAATGCCGGAAAGAGGACACGAAACCCAAATCCCTGGCTAACTTCCTTGCCGACCGGGCGTTGCTGGAACGATACGCCAGCCCGGCAGCCAGCGGCACGAATTGGCGCGGTGAGCTGATCCTGTTCCGCGATTACGGCGACTGGCGGCCTGATGGCCCGGAACCCGGAAAACCCGGATGCAAAGCCCCACCCGATTTACTGGAAGAGTTTGGATACGCGGAGCGCGCGGCATGAACAATCAGAAGAAAATGGCTGCGAAGACCGATGCTGAAATCCGCAAGCTGGCGAAGGCCATGCGGCGCGGCATCGGCGGCAATGAGTTTCCGCCTGAACAAGACATATTCCGGGCGAGAGTGAACGAGACAGAACCCGATGCACGGGATCGCCACGGGGCGGACAAGTGGGGGCAATTTGTCGCCCGGACGCCTTTGGACCGCGCCTATGGCAAATTCATTGCGCGCGGCTCGTGCTGGCTGGGGGCGGATGAAACCGAAGTCCTGCGCCGCTATCGTGCCGGGCGTTTGTGGTTTCGCAAATGGAACATGGCTCAGGGCCTTGGATATGACGCCACGCTGCGAGAGGCGGTAGATGGTGGGGGTTACGGGCAGGGCGGGCAGCTAACCCGTTTACAGGCCAGCACAGACAGATTGAAGATTTACCGGGATGAACCCCGCCTGACCGCGAAAAGGTTCGGGGATCTGGACGCAGTGTGCGGTGTCGGGCTGGAACCGGGGGAGCATGGCCGCAATACGGGCCGTGACGCTAAGACCGTAAAAGAATCCGTCATTGCCGGGCTGGAAGTCATCATAGGCTATTCGCCCTGGCAGAGACATTTGGAAGCCGAGACGGTCCTAGCGATCCGTCCAGCGGCATAGGAGAGTGAAGATATGAGAAACGCAGATGTTGGTGACTTGCTGATAACGACCGCCCGCAACGGGTGGATCATTCACCGCCATGAAGGCTGCGGACTTTCAGGCAACCCTTGGATAGCCGCAACCCGCGAAGAATTGGCGAAAATCGTGACAGAGAATGCCGACAAAACGCAAGAGGAGGCCCGGACCAATGACTGACCTCAAGACAGACTACCCTTCATTTGACGAGGTGGTAAGCGGATCGGGGCGAGGGTGGGTTACTTCTCCGCGCCGGGAAATACAAGAGCCCGCAACCATGTTTTGCTCCATCCCACTTGGACGAACCGCTCGTGATGGCAGGCGGTTCCGGGTTGTCGTGAAAGAAGCGCCGGGGCAGTCGTTAGCGGCAGAGGCAATCGCAGATTACGTTGCGTCTGATCGCCTCCATCATCCTGAAAGCAATACTATGGATCCCTCTCATGACTGACCTCAAGCAAGCAGCCCAGCGTCTTATCGAGCTGGATGGTGAGCGGACGCCGGGGACGTGGGAAGGCCACGAAAGCCTGTCTGTTATTTGGCTGGAAAGCGATGAGCTGGGGTCCGTCCAGGAGTTTCATATCGCGGAATGCGATGAGTGCGGCCCGGCTTCTGGTCCAAACAATGCGGCGTTTGTAATTCACAACGCCAACCACGCCCCAGCCCTAGCCCGCGCATATCTGGCGAAGTGCGAGGAGGTCGAGAGGCTTAAAGGTCAACTTGAATTGATCGGGACCGGCATTCCATCGTTTGTCGAAGCACTAGGAGGCACAGATGACCAAGCTGGATGAGGCCGTTGAGGCTGCGATAAAAGCCGGAGCGCCGGGGGATACTTATGTGAGGGGTGATTGTCCGGTTTATGCCGATGACGGCACCACAACAGACGGATTCATGATAGACGGAGCGCTTGACATGAAAGCCGCCATTCAAGCCGCTGTGAAGGTGCTGGTGGGGCCGATGCGTTGGACGCCGGAATATGGCTGGCAGGCTGTCGGGGTGGAGCAGGAAGTTCTGGACAACATGGCCTTTAATAGATTCCGTGCTGAAATCCTCAAGAACGCGGAGATAGACGGGTAGTTAACCTGCATACGAATTGTCTTGACGATACCCCCGAAATCAGGGCAGTTTCACATCAAGATGCAGCGCGTGTCGCTGAAATCCAATCACAACAGTTTCAGATTGGGTAGCGCCCAGTCCGTGCTTGTGAGCTTATCACGATAGATCAACGCTCCCGCCGCCAGTCGGTCATCTGGCCCTTATTCACGAATAGACCGCCTCTGGCATAAAACCCCGATCTCCCGTGATGGTGGCAACCCCAGACGGCGGTCTTACCCTATCCCACGCCCCGCACACACCCTCGCAGCGCCACAATAAAGCGCAGGCGGTGAGCGTGGGACACCCTGAAATCCAACACAGGAGAAAGCGCCATGAGCGTTTTGACTACGGCTGGCAAAAATCAGCTTCTGGACAAGGTCGATGGCGACACTGGCGCTCTCACCTGGTATCTGGCCCCGTTCAATGGCGATCCAAGCGGTGCAGGGTCGGAAGTATCCGCTACCACATCGGAAGGCCGCACTCAGCTGACCAGTTCCAATATGGCGGCGGCGGCGTCTGGATCGGTGGCATCGTCTGCGGACATCACCTGGACAGCGACAGGCTCGATCACGGTGGATTACATTGCGATTTATGACGCGGCATCGTCCGGCAACCTTGTTGGCTATGACGCCATCACGTCGAAATCGCTGGCCAATACCGAGACGATCACGATTCCGACCGGCTCGCTGACGATCTCCCTGACCGACAGCTAGGCCGCTTGGTTCAGTGTTTGGCCGCCTTGGCTCTCTGAAACATCTGGGCGGGCTTGGCGCATCTGGCGCAAGCTCGGCCTCTATAGACGAAGCGGTCACGATCAGTCAGGTGGCGGCGGTGTCGGCTGGTGTGAACGCGACGGCCATTGTCGGGTTCTCTCAGGTTGCCGGTGTCTCGATTGAGACAGATCCGGCGGCTGAGTTCAGCGCCATTGCGACGGTCACGGCGTCCGGCCTTGCGGCCTATAAGGGCGCGCCTGCGATCAGCAATATCGCATCCGTGACGGCATCGGGCATTGCGGGGCGTGTTGCGGCCCCGGCGATCAGCAACATTGCTGGTGTCTCGATTGAGCGGACGGTTGGTTATTCGTGGACGAATACGGAAGGCGAGACGTTTGAAACCAATGCGGACACCACCAGCTGGGATGACACGTTCCGCGGCCATCTCGATCAGTTGTTCAGCGATTTGAAATCAGGACAGATCAACGCCACAAACACGCTGGCAGAGCTAGACTTCTTGTTTGCCATTGCGCAGCCTAACTCCGCGTCAGCCTATCGCAGCCTGATCAACCCGGCGACACACACGGCCACGGCGGTTAACAGCCCGACCTTCCTGGCCAATCGGCATGTCGCGGGCAATGGTTCGACATCGTATCTGAACCTCAACTGGGATCCGTCTACGGACGGCTCAAACTTTACGCAGAACGATGCCTCGTTTGCGGTTTGGGTGCGCACCTCGGCGGCTTCTGGCGGCTACTGGCTAGGCTCGGCGGCGGGCATCAATATCATCGGTAAGAATTCAAGCGGAAAATACAATTTCTTCGGCCCCAACTCCGCTGCCTCAACAGGTGCCACTGGGCAGGGCTCCGCCGGAACAACCGGCCTGTTTCTTGCCAACCGCACGGGCGCATCGGCTGTTGCGGCCTACATCGGCACGACTGAAAGCGCGACGGACACGGATGCCAGCACGGCTCTGGCATCCGATGACTGGTATGCGTGCGGATATAATGATGGCGGAGCCCTGACCCAGCCCTTGACCGATCAAATCGCATTCCTGGCCGCTGGCGGATCAATGACGGCAAACCAGATTGCAGATTTCGAAGATGCTTTGAGCCGGTTCCAGACCGCGCGGGAGGCAATCTGATGGTCATTATCCTGACTGAAGCTGAAGCGGATCATGTGCGCGGCCCGACCGGGGAAGGAGCGGCCCTGGCCCCGGTCGCGCTCGCCAACGGCACCGAATGGGTTTTACCCGTCACCGTAATCACCGATCCCGCGCACGCCATTCATCACGACTATCTCGACGCTCTGCCGCAGCGCGAAGTGACAGCGGACGAGTTTCCGCAACCCGAATCCCTGGAAGGAGAATAACATGGGCGTCCTTTACATCCT